CCCGCATGAGCAGGCACACCTACAAGCGCCTATCGGCACTTGTAAAGAGCTCTCCTGCGGAGCAACGCCTTAAGACCGGTAGCAGTACCGTTCTTAAGGGTCGACACCGTGGAGGCGATACGTCTCGGACCCAACAAGCCTGGACAGCTTGTTGGGCAGGTCTGGTCCATGCTGGCTGGGATGATCTTGTCGTGGCTTGGCATTTGAGGAGGTGGTTTTCGAACTCGGTACACGCCCGCGGATGGGTCTGGGTGTGTACTGTCCTCAAGTCGCTGTGCCACAGCGTCCGTGCTGCTTCTCTCCATGCTGTTGAGGTGCCTCCGTGTCCGCCTGGGTTTCCGACCCGGGTTCACGAGGCCCTCATCAACTTGGCTAAGAAGGAGAGCAGGGACGGGTTTGCATTCTCTCGATGTGCTCGGGGCTTTCCTCCGCCAGTTGATACTCAACTGGCCCTCGCACTCGAATCGGCAATAGAGATGCAAACCACAAGTCATACCACATCGGATGGCTACTTGGACGCCTTGAGTAAGTTTGTCAGATCTTCCGTGAAGGGAAGATACCTCAAGACGCCCCGTAGCCTCCCTTCCAGTACTTCCTCCTGCTTCGAGAACCCAGGTTCTCGAGGCGGGATTGACGGTTTCCTTCTGCAGTGCGGACGACGATGGATTGCTGAATCCGTCGGATCGGACAATGAGTGGGGTGACTCCGGACGGCACGACATGCCGTTCGCAGATATTCCCCTCGTTGTCATGAACGACCCTCGGATTCGTCGAGCCGCACAGGACTCCCTTGGCCGCTTTTGCCTCCACCTCGTGAGGCGGGAGGTCGGCTTTGGGATGACCTGGTCTGCAGATCGCGTGCTTGCCGTGCGTGCCCTTGGAGTACTCGCTCTTCGCTGGCGCCGAGACCATCTCATCCGTTCGGGTGAGACCTCGTCGTTTATGAAGGCAGTAGTTCTGGGACAAGCCGGAATGAAGGCTAGGGTCATAGGCGTTCCTGACGCCCTGACCTTCATTGAGGGTGACTGGATTCGTCGCTCGGCCAATCTCCGTCCTGCGGAGCATTGGTTCGTCGACGACGGATCCAGTCTTCCTCGAAGCATGCGAAGACGCACGGGGTGGTTCGTGTCGGCAGACCTCTCGAGGTCTACTGATGGCTTGACTCACCAGTGCGTCGAAACCGTCATCGATGCTCTGTTTGCCGAGGGCTTGATCAGGCCAGCTGATCTTGAGCTCGGTAAACGGAGCCTCGGGTTGTACCCCAAGACTCTCTGGCTCTGGGGGGAGCGAGAAGTCTTGGCCGGAAGGGGAAGTCCGATGGGCACTCCTCTGTCGTTCGTTGTTCTTTCTTGGGTTTCGTCCTGGGCTTCCGGGGCGTTTCGAGATAGGATTACACACGGTGACGACGCTCTCGGCTTGACCTCGTCCAACTCCTTGCGTGCGGCACGCGAGGAGATGGATGAGTACGAGGGCGCTGTCAACGAGTGTGGATCCCTTCTCAATCGGGGGAAGACCTATGTCTCGGGACACCACTTCACAGTGTGCGAGGCCATAGGTATTCGTCACGGTACCAAGAGAACATCGAGGGTCTCTGTCTTCTTCGTTCCTCCTGTTCCGTCGCCGGGCCTTCGGGCCCCGGTTGCGGCTGACTGTAGGTGCTCTCCCAAGTACCTCAGGAGACAGGAGCGAGTGATGAAGACCCTCTTCCCGTGGATTGTCAAAGATCCTCGCCTTCACCTCCCTGTGGAGTGTGGTGGGCTTGGATACACGGGTAGAGGTCTCAACTGTTCTGTTTCCGTTCGTTGTCGACTTGCGATGGCCCTGTCCAAGGGACTGTCGCAAGATATCGGAAAGAGAATAGCTGGGAAGAGACCATTCCGAGAGGAGGGCCTCTTCCCGCGCGCGCTGACGTGCGCACCCGATGATCCTGCAAGCTTCTTTCGCCTCAAGAGAAGGTTCGATTCTCTTGACTTGCAGGACCCACATGGGGTGCCCGTTCCTCTCTCTTCGCTTGTCGCGTTTAAATGTTCCCTCGCTGAGAGGTGCTACATTGCATACGGCGGCAAGACGAAGAGAGTGCGTGATGCGGGAAGACCAGCAAAGTCCGGACCTACCGCCCTGTTTGGTGCGAACACCGGCGTCCCTGCCATTGCTCCTCTTTCGAGGAGTCATGGCGTGGGATCTCTCCGGCGCTTCGCCGTTGCCCTGCGGCAACAGCCAATTAGGGTGGACCGAGACATTAGCCTTCTCATTCCTCGACGAAACGAGAGTTCGGACGCGTTCACTGAACGGGCCCGAAGTGCATCGTCTAGAG